TCATTGTATCTCCTTAGTTCCTGGTTTAGTTTTGCCTTCTGCAAGCTTCTTAGCAATCAGCTCAGCTATGAGCTTGTTTGTGGCTTCGTCAGAGCCGGTAACAGTAATGCTGTTATCGACCCAGGTTGTTTTAAGCTCTTTGTCAGTCATTAATGACCCCATCCAGCTGCTGTTTGGTAAGTTGGCTTGCCATCCCAATAGCCTGCCCAGCTGTAAGTGTTTGGAGCAAAGCCAGGTTCACCGCAATAGCTGTTCTTGATCTTTGCTTTGTAGACTTTTGTGCCTTCTTTTCTGCCTGGTACAACGTAGTCAGCTCCGCTACCTTTGTTCTCAACTATTACAGTTTCTACAGCTACATATTTCATGAAGCAGGGAGTGAAACCAACACACTTAAAAAAGTCTACGTTTGTCTGGTCATAACCCCAGCTGCATTTAAAGATTGTTCCAACTTTTACTTTGTTTTCCATGTTAGTAGTTCTCCTTTAGAAAGTTTTTGATTAGTTCCCAATGCTTTGGCGGTTTGATGTCTTTCATCTTTTTTACTGCTTCGACAAAAAGTATAAACTTCTCATCTTCAAAAGGTAATGCTGGATCTATTAACAGCTCACCGCAAATAGCTTCGTATTTCATGACTGCTGGTGTTTTCATTGTCTCTCCTTTTGTTGCTAATAACCTTACATCTCTTATATAATGTGCATGACGTTAAACGTCAAGTAGTATGATATGATAAATATTAATTAAATTATTTTTAATCAATGCACTTGACTGAATGATGCGAAATATATAGGGTTTTTATTAAGCTCAGCCGAGCTGACCGAATTACCATAAATTTATCATTATTATATTAGGGTTTGAATAGCTTAGATGGCTAAGATTAGAGTAAATAAAACGCAGATGACTGAGATATGCGAAAGTATAGCTGAAGGCGTAAGTTTGACCAGAATATGCAATGAAAGAGAGCATTTGCCTTCTTGGAGAACAGTTTTACGCCATGTCCAGGAGAGTGAAGAAGCTTACGCTTTATATAGAACAGCAAGAGTTCTGCAATGTGAAGTGATGCGAGATCAGATCTTAGATTTAGTTGAAGCTCCATTGCCAACAGATCCAAAGCTTGCAATGGCAGAGGTTCAGAGAAGAAGGCTGGAAGCCGACCACAAGGATAAGCATATAAGACAGATGCAGAGTAGTGGACTAAGAGATAAGCCAGAAGATAAGGGAACAGCTCAAGGCCAGATTACGTTGAGCTGGCAGAATGGAAGTGTGGAGAGTGTGCAGTAGTTGCTGTGATTTGTAAGGATTGTTGGCAGTATTCACGCACACGAGATTAAGAATAGTAATGCGACACACAACCATTATCATTTATTAAATTATTATTGTTTTGTACCTGGGATTGTACCTGGTCTGCTGTAATATAAGCTGGCTGTCAGATCCATACGAGTATTTAGTTCGTAGAAGTAGGGTGGCCTATTTATATTTTAGACCCCCCACCACCCCCAAACGAAGTGGGCGCTTGTCTATACGATAATATATACCTAGTTGAGAGTGTCTGACACATGAACATTGAGATACCCTACAAGCCAAGACCACTCCAGGCAAAGCTACACGCTGAGCTTGATAAGAAGCGCTGGGCAGTCTTAGTGATGCACAGACGATTTGGCAAGACTGTGATGGCTATAAACCATCTACTGAGGGCAGCAATACTAAACACAAAGACTAACCCCAGATACGCTTATATAGCGCCTACTTATAGGCAGGCTAAGATGGTTGCCTGGAGTTACTTAAAAGATTTTGCATCTAAAGTTCCTATGGCTTCTTTTCATGAGACTGAGCTGCGTTGTGATTTGCCGAATGGTGCAAGGATACAGCTGCTTGGATCAGAAAATTTTGATAGCCTTCGTGGAATTTACCTTGATGGATGCTGCATAGATGAAATGGCAGATATTCCAGAGAGTTTATTTCCAACTGTGCTTAGACCGGCGTTATCTGATCGTAAGGGGTGGGCCTTTTTTATAGGTACGCCAAGAGGTCATAATGCTTTTTATGATCTGTATGAAGCTGCTACGACCTCTGATGATTGGTTTACTGCTGTGTATAAGGCTAGTGAGACAGGCATTGTTGATGATGAGGAGCTGGTAGCTGCTCAGACTATGATGAGCCAGGATCAGTTTGCCCAGGAATTTGAATGTTCATGGGTTGCGAATGTACCTGGTTCTATTTTTGGAAAAGAATTACAGGCCGCACAGGAAGCCGGCAGGATTAGCAATGTGCCATATGATCCGACACAAAGGGTTGATACCTGGTGGGATCTTGGAATAGGCGATAGCACCGCTATTTGGTTTACACAGAATGTAGGTAGAGCTGTTCATGTTATTGATTATTATGAAGCGAGGGGTGAAGGCTTACCCCATTATGCGAAAATACTTGCAAATAAAGATTATGTTTTTGGTACTCACAATGCGCCGCATGACATTGAAGTTAGAGAACTCGGAAGCGGCAAGAGTCGCAGGGAGATCTCGTATGACCTTGGTATCAATTTTAGAGTTGTTCCAAAGCTACCTATTGAGGATGGTATCCATGCTGCTCAAATGCTTATTACAAGGACTTGGTTTGACCAGGACCGCTGCAAGGTGGGTCTGGAAGCGCTTAGACATTATCACAGGGCCTATAATGAAAGGCTTAGAACTTTTAGGGCAACTCCGGTCCATGATTTTTCAAGTCATGCAGCGGATGCGTGGCGGTACTGTGGCGTGGGAATTAAAGAAAACAAAGGCTTCGAAAGGCCGCCGCAAGAAATAGCGGATAGTAGTTATAACGTATTTGGAGTAGCAGTATAATGGGTTTCTTATCACCTAAAGTTAGCACACCGCCGCCGGTAGAAGCAGCACCACCGCCGCCACCTGTTGTAAAACCTAACACAACTGTCCAGGCGGAAGCTGAAAGAAAGCGTACTGATCCTAAAAAAAAGACCAGGAAAAAAACTATCATGACAGGACCGACAGGCATGATTGAAGATGAGGAAATTTCCTATAAGACTTTATTGGGTGGTAATAAATAAATGTCTTCGGAAACAAGTGAACCTAGCGGTCAAGATACTGTTGACCAGATGGAAGAAGAAAACGCCATAGCTGGTATGACAGATGCACAAAGCCAGGCGCAAATGTCAGAAATGGGATTGTCTGGTGGTTTCGGTAATTATGCTGGCAGCACATCTTTATCTAATCAGCAAAGTGGTAGTATTACTGGAAGCAATTTGATGGATGCGTTAGTGCCTGGTGTTGGTACTTTGTCACTCATCTCAACTTTAAGTGCTGGTTATATGCAGTCGAGCATACAAAGGGGAGCTTCTCCTGTTTATGGCAGCAGCGGAAATGTAGAAGGTGTTGTTAATGAAACCTCAGCTTTTGGAACAACATTCAGTACTTATAGTGGTAATCCAGACTTAGATCCTATTGGTGGTGGTAATAGGGGTGGTGATGATTCTTCAACGCCATCTATTGTATCAAGCCGAGTAGCTGCACCTGTGAAAGCAGCTTCTGCTCCTGTAAGAACTGCAAGTTATAATCCGAATGAAGCGGTTGATGCTTATGGTATGCAGAATAAAAAAGGCAGGGGATCTGGTAGAAAAGATACAATTATGACCAGCGCCCAGGGCGATACATCACAGCTGAAGACGATTTTAAGACCTGGTTTAAAAGGAACATTAGGATAAATGGCAGAGATTGATAAAACAGCTCACTTGCTTATGAAAAGATTTGGCAGCTTAGAGTCACAAAGAGCTACCTGGGAATCTCATTGGCAGGAGATTGGTGACTATGTTGTTACCAGAAAAGCTGACATTACAAAGAAAAGATCACCAGGCGATAAGAATACTGAGTTGATGTTTGACACAACAGCTCCTTTAGCTGCTGAGTTATTGAGTGCATCCCTTCATGGTATGCTTACCAATATGTCTACTAAATGGTTTTCTTTAAATTTTAGAGACAGAGAACTTAATGGCAATGATGAAGCTAGAGAATGGCTGGGTTCTGTTGAAGAAGTTATGTACCAGGCGTTTGCCAGGTCAAACTTTGCTGAGCAAATCCATGAGCTGTATCATGATTTAATTACATTTGGCACAGGCGTTCTGTTTATAGAGCGTGATGATGACTTTCAAATAAGATTTTCAGCCAGGCATATCTCTGAATGTTACGTTTCAGAAGATGATAATGGCAGAGTTGATACTGTTTTTAGAAAATTTAAGATGCCAGCTAGAGCGGTTGTCAATAAATTTGGCGTGGCAAACGTATCACAAAAGATTTTAAAGAGAGAACAAGAGAACCCTTATGAAATGGTTACTCTTATTCATGCTGTTTTTAAGCGTGATGAAAGAGATATAACAAAAATAGATGCCGGTAATAAGCCTGTTGCTTCTGTATACTTAGATCCGGAAGCTAAAGCGGTCTTATCAGAAAGTGGCTTTGATGAGTTTCCTTACTGTGTACCAAGATTTTTAAAAAGCTCATACGAAGTTGGCTATGGAAGATCCCCCTCTATGGTTGCTTTGCCAGACATTAAAATGATTAATGTTATGAGCCAGGTCACGATCCGAGCAGCTCAAAAACAAGTTGATCCTCCACTTCTTGTACCTGATGATGGGTTTGTTCTGCCGGTTCGTACTGTGCCTGGTGGATTAAATTTTTACAGGTCTGGAACTAGAGACAGAATAGAGCCACTAAATATTGGCGCTAATAATGTTCTTGGTCTGAATATGGAAGAACAAAGACGAAAAGCAATCCAGGCCGCTTTCTATGTTGACCAGCTGCTTCTTGGTCAAGGTCCACAAATGACAGCAACAGAAGTTGTCCAGAGGACAGAAGAAAAAATGCGTATGCTTGGTCCGGTATTAGGAAGGCTACAATTTGAGTTATTACAACCACTTATAAGCAGAACTTATAATCTACTATCAAGACAAAAAGCGTTTGAAGCTGCGCCAGAGTTTATGAGGGAAAGTGATATTGAGATTGAATATGTCAGTCCTTTAGCCAAAGCACAACGCCAGGGTGATGTTCAGTCAATGATGAGATTCCTTGAAATGCTTTCACCTTTTGCACAGATTGACCCAGGTGTTCTTGACTTCCTGGATGTTGATGGCATGGCAAAAGAAATGATTAAGGTTTTATCTATACCAGCAACAGTCGTTAAAGGTGATGAAGAAGTTGCAGAGGTAAGAGAACAGCGACAAGCTCAACAACAAAAGCAGGCAGAACAACAAGAAATGATGCAGACAGCTGAAGCAGCTGGTAATGCAGCTCCTATGATTAAGGCAGTACAGCAATGACCCCAGATGAATTAAGAGTTGCTTATCAAGTTGTATTGAAATCAGTCAGCGGCGAAAAAGTTATAAAAGATTTAGAAGCCAGGTTTCATATTGATGGAACTACATTTTCAGATAATGCAAACGAAACAGCCTACAGAGAAGGTCAGCGAACTGTAGTGCTATTTTTAAAATCAATGCTGAAAGACAAACCTAAAAGAGAGGATATGATAGAAACATGAGTGAAGAAACACAGGTAGCGGATGCTCCGGCTGTAGAAGAAGCTGGACAAGCAACGTCTGTTGAGCCAGCGAAAATTGATTGGCGCTCAGAAATTCCAGAAGAAATTAGAAGTCATAAGTCTTTAGAAACAATCCAGGACATACCTAGTCTTGCTAAGAGCTTTGTCAATGCACAGTCAATGATTGGTGCTGATAAGGTTGCTATACCAGGCAAGTATGCAACAGATGATGATTGGAATATTGTTTATGATAAAATGGGCAGACCGGCAGAAAGCTCTGGTTATGAGCTAGAAAACAAATTGGCAGAAGGTCAGTCTGAGAATGTTGAGATGCTTACTAACTATAAGGATGTAGCTCACAAGTTAGGATTGCAGCCAAGGCAGGCCCAGGGTTTGTTAAATTGGTTTAACACAACAACAGCTGATGCTTTGCCAGATCCAAACGCTATGGCAGCAAAGCAAAGTGAAACCATTGAATCTTTAAAAAGAGAAATGGGTGCAGCTTATGATGATAATATAGCTCTAAGTAATGGCGTTTTGTCAGAATTTAGCACAGAAGGTATTACAGATTTACAAATGGCAGATGGGTCTTTGTTCGGAGATCACCCAGAAGTCGTAAGAATGATGTCTAAATTAGGTAGATTTCTAAAAGATAAGGTTGGAGAGGATTCTTTAGCCGGAACAAAAATGAATGGCGCTCCTACAAATGCCGAGCTTAGTGAGAAACTAAGAGAGATCAGAAGGCCAGATGGTCCTTTTTGGGATGCAAAACACCCAGAACATACCTGGTATGTAGAAGAATCTCTTAAAATAGCGGAGCAATTAGAGGTATGAGTAGTATAGACAATAGAGAATTTAAGCTTGAGGTTTTAAGAATGGTACTTGAAACCGGATCTGGAAGGATTATAGATGATCCACTTGATAGAGCTGACAAGTATTTGCAATGGTGTAATCAAGAAGATAAACCAAATGGTCCTTCTAAAAAAATCACTAGCAAAATAGTCGAGATAAGCAAAGGCCCTCGCAAAATCAAATAAACTTACGACTGGATTCCCCAGGTAGCGTTTTAATTTTAACTTTAAACTGCGGAGAAGTGTAATGAGTACACAAATAACTACCGCTTTCGTAA